ATTCACGTACTTGCGTACCTTACTTACAATTGGATTGCCCTCACTAGGCAAGTTTCTTTCAATTACATTTGGCATATTTACCCCCTATTAAACAATATAGCACAGATAATTTAGTCTTGCAAATCCACCTTGATGTACTCTTTTAGAGCAGAGATGATCACATCCGTAACAGTACGGCCATCGATCTCGGCCTTGTCTTTGACAGCGGTCCAGAGCTCATTAGATACCCGGATGGTACGGGTTGGGGTCTTAGGTGCGTTTGGCATAAAGAATATACTAAACCATAGTGGTCTGTAAGAACGCCTTAAGACTACCTAAATTTAACTCCACACCTCCGTCAGAATTGATACCCTCACCGTCCATAATAGCATCGGCTACTGCATTCTTTTGAAGCAACATGTCGTGCTGTCGCTCCTCTATAGAACCCTCCATCAAGAAGTCTTGAATAACAATTGAAGGCCAAGTACTAGAGGCCCTTCGTATACGCCCATTACGTTGTAACGCCAGACCTGCGTTCCACGGAAGATCGTAATTAATAAGTAGGTTAGCCTGAGGAAGATCCACGCCATAGCCACCGGCGTCAGAACTAATAAGTACACGACAACTTGGGTCAGTTTGGAAAGTAACCTTAGCAACCTCTTTAGCTTTAGCATCTAGTTCTCCTGTATAGATCTGTGGTTGATACTCCTCAAGGCGTGCTCCAAGTAGCTTAACCATGTGTACATAGCTTGTAAAGATAACAACTTTATTCTGATCATTAACATCTAAGAACTCTGAAACATAGCGTAGTAGTGCGTCAACTTTTGGGTGAGATTTAAGGGCATCAAGCTTGCCGGCCTCATCTAAATCATTTACATACTTAGAACCACTATCAGAATCTTTACGGTATCTACCAGCAGAGTTAGACAGTAAAGCAGGTGCGTCGCAAAGCATTCTTAATGCCGTTAGTTTAGACATAATCTTGCCCTTCAAAGCATTTGCTACCGTATCCTGATCTCCTCCGGAGTAGTGAGAAAAGATATCAAAAGAAGTTCCATAGCTTTCAATAGCGTTCTCTAAATCCTCTAGAATCTCTCTAGCTATATGGTTGTAAAGAGCTGCCCCTGCCCTATCAAACGGTACGCGGATAGGTGGTGCAAAAATAGTGTCCGGCAAATACGGAGCCACATCAGGATCCTGTTGACGCTTTCTAACACTGGCATCACCCATAGCTTTGTTTAACGTAGGCAAGTTGCGGTAGCGCTCTACTCCACCGAAGTGATTGCGAACAATAAAGGTCTTGTCAAACAAATCAAACCGGCCCAATACTTTTTGATCTACAAACTGCATGATACTGTAGAGCTCTTCTGGTTTACCGTTTTCAATAGGAGTACCAGTAAGAGCAAACTTAACTGAGCTGGTAAGTTTCTTTACCTGCTTTGATCGTTTTGATCTAAAGCTTTTGATAGCTGTTGCTTCGTCGCAGACAACGAATCCTCTTGCGAGGTGTTGAACATAGTCCCAGTCATTAACAACCTGCTCGTAGTTAAGAACGACATAGTCAGTGAGCGAATGCCCCCAGTCGACTGCTTCGCCGTATTGGATAGCTCTTTGTTTTGGCGTTCCATCAATGACCACAACGTTTGCAGCGTCATCTGTAAATTTCCTAATCTGTTCAGCCCACTGATACTTCAATGAGGATAGGCAAATAATAATACCGGGTTCAGTTATCTTACCTAGGTCTTTAAGTTCTTCAATAGCAGCGATAGTCAGGACAGTCTTACCCAAGCCAAGGTCGTAGGCTACAAGCATCTTTTTGCGTGCCACCATAGCCTCTACGGCCTCAACTTGATAAGGTAAAAGTGTTCCTGTAAAACTCACGCGTCTTGTCTCCAGTGAATAAATGAACGAACGTACACGATAGCATACGCTATAGCTGACACAATAAAACCATACTGCTTTGTAGACACTGCATACACAATCCAAATAACTTCATTTGCCAGTAGGACTAACCAACCCCACACTGTCTTTCTGCCAACAAAGTAGATGCCGAATACGCCTATGCAAGCCAGTACCCAGGACCACATCACTCTTCATCCTTTGTTGAAGAAGCGTTTACTAATCTTTTTACTGAGTTACAAATCTTGCATGTAATAGACATCTCATCACCGCTGTGCCTAGTACGTCTTTCACTTATGTGGGTCTTGGATTCTTCTCCAAACAAGGGGTGTCCGTTAACACAAATGGTCTGGTCAATATTCATGCGCCTGCTCTTAGTGTTTTCTGAGATAGTTATTTGTCTCAAGTGATCTGGGTTGCAGCAGTTTCTAGTACCACAAATGTGATCAACAACCAGGTTAGGAAAAACTTCCTCTTTAAAAACAGCCACTACAAGCCTATGCACTAGATATGTAATTCCTTTAAAAGAAAAACGACCATACCCATCATCAATCTTACCTGTCCATAGCCAGCAAGAGTCAGTCTTATTGACCTTGTCCCAAAACCGTCGTGGAAGCTCCTCTTTGATGTTGTAATCAATTGATGCCTTAGCCATGTGTAACAACTCCTTGCATTCTTGTCTTAACCATGAGACTTAAATCTTCTATAGATCCGTTGTTAGTAAAGATTTGATCAACAGGGTAGTCGTCCAGCTGTGACTCCGACACGTGAGCATTCACAGCATCTACTCCAAGACGTTTGATGCGCCAGATCTGTGATGGTTGTCCGGTAAACTGAGTAATGAGCTTGATAGTCTCGGCTTCATTTGTAAACCTAACGTCAGTGATAACAATGTTATCTGCTGGATCAATACTCTTAAGTACCTCGTTTACCCAGAAATCTTCACCAAAGACTTTACGTGCAGAGACACCAGCATTCTGTAGTGTGCGACGGATGTGCGGGTTCTTTTTAGCCACTTCCCAACCGTCTCTATCTACACGATCTTTTAGGAATATAGGCTCAAATGCTACGTTGTCTACCATAGGGTTCATGTCGTATAAGAACTCACGAATCTTATCTGCAAAAGCTACGCGAGTATACCCATAGTTTTCTACTAAGATCTTAGCCACTGTGTCTTTGCCCGACTGTGCATAACCTGTTAGTCCAATGATCATAACCCACCCCTCACTATGTTAACTGCTTCTGTTAATCCGGCTGCCTCTAGTTGTTGAGCTATTTGTTCACGTATACGGTCTTCCCAAAGCTTTCTTTTATGAGAACGCCTGTTATCTGGATGTTGGTTTTGAAACACCCCGTTAGGGTCATGAACATGGCAAAAACCTTCATCAGTAACACGGTCGGTAATTGAACAAGGAATTCCTTTTAAAGTAATCGCTTTACATCTAATCATAAAAACGCTGCCTCCCCAAACACTGAATGTTTTGAACCCTCTAAACAATAGTGTACCAAATCTTCTGGCATGTCTCCAACATCTTTATACTCGCTGCCTTGGTAGTTTAAAAACCAACACTCCATGCCTTCTTTGCGAGTACGCTCAAGCATGTCTGCCGAAGCTTTTCTACCAGCAGCGTCGTTGTCCATAGCAAATATAAGCTTGTCTGCTGCCTTCATAAGCTGTAGCTGATCATCACTAATAGATGCGCCGAAAGTTGATACTGCACCAAAGATCCCAATTGATGAGAGTTTAACTGCGTCTAGTGGAGACTCTACAACGATCATTGTTCCGGACTTAAACAACTCAAGACCAAACAATGTCTTTGATTTAGCTACACCCGTAGGACGGTTGCGAAAGAATCTCTCTGTCTGACTCTTCTCTTGCCACCCCATAAGCTTAAAGCCGTTAGGATTTCTTATAGGTGTTATCCAAGAGTTCTTGTTTGAGTTCCACTTAACACCGTGAAGAACACAGGCATCCTCTGTCAAACCCCTAGCAGATAAAGCCCAATCAGGGGCTACGCTGTCGAAAATTGACAGACGTGCCTCACTCATCCCCACAGGTGCAGGGATAGGTATGTAACTGTTGCGAGCTTCCTCTAGCTGGCGGGCAAGGTACTCAAAGTTAACTTCGACATTATTGCGCAACCATTCCTTGGCAGCTTCAAAGTCTACGCGTCCCCATGTTGTTGTGAACTCTTTAATCTCACCAACAAGAGTAAGCAAGGTGCCTTTGTACCCGCAAGAGAAGCAATGATGAACACCGCTCTCAACATTCATAGACCAAGAAGGATTACTATCCTCTCGTCCGGTACGTTCCAAGTGCATAGGACACAGCCCAAGCAACTCATCTCCACGCTGTGTTACTTCAATACCTAGATTGAGAAGCACACCTTCTACTGAACCTTCTGAATACATCAGTACTCCGGGGTATAGCCGGGCGCATCAACAAGAGTAGGTGCGGTAGCTAAACTTCCACAGTTAGAACACTTCATCTCTGTGAAGTACATAGAAATCTCGTAGTCTTCAAACATAGCTTGGATATTCCATAGGCGAGATCCGCACACACAGACATGTACAGGCTCTCCTCTAAGATCCATCTCAACGTTTTCTTTTTGTTCGTACATTATTTTACCCTTCTGCGAATTCGTTTGCGCTCTATAGGGGTTGTTCCACCCCATACGCCTTCTTTTTCATTAGTGCTTAAAGCAAACGCCAAACACTTATCCTTGATCCAACAATCATTACAAATTGTTTTTGCTTGCGCCACATCTTCATCGCCGTACTCTTCTGGAAAGAAGATATCGGTATCATATGTCACACATAATTGTGTACCATCAAACGGACTTAATGCCACTGAAAGCTGCATACTCTTCAAAACGACCTTCCTCCCAATCCCACATAAGATCTGTCGAACCCATACCTGAAATACGACTTGCTGCCACTGTTAAAGATCTAGATGAATCGTCTTCTTCATCTTGACGTTGTAATGCTAGAACAATATCTGAATCCTGTAAGAACGAGGACGTGTAACCAATAGAGTCTGCGGTTACTTTTCCACCACGCATCTTAGAACGCAGAGCCTGAGTACTAACTACAACAGGCACGTCGTAACGCTGAGCTACACGTTTCATGTTACGAGTCAAACTACGCAGTGAGCGTTCGCTCTCAGTCTCTCCGGTCTCTTCGTCCATCATAAGATACATACCGTCAACAAATACAATGTCTGGTTTGAACTTCTCGATCTTTGCTGACAGTCCAGTTATAGTTCTAGCTGCAATGTTGTCTGGCATCCAGAACTCTTGACGTATTTCGCTAAGATGATCTCGGTAACTCTTTTCTTCTTCTGGTCTAAGAGCACCGCGGATCAAACGACCGTGGGAGATATGTGCACGCATAGCATCGTAACGCGTTTTCATTTCTCTAGCCGTCATCTCAAACGACTGAAACATAACCTTAAGGTTTTCATCCTGTGCACGGATAGCCATCTGCATTGCTAGAACAGACTTACCTGTCTTAGGCGGGGCCACTATAGTCCACAGCTGTTGCTTAAGTAATCCAGCAGTAATGTCATCAATAGTTTTAAATCCAGTAGAGATACCAAGCAAACCGTTAGGACGTGTCTTAATACTCAAATACTCATCGTAACGCTCTAAAGGATTCTCGCTGAGGTTCTCGTCGTTAGACTCTCTAGTGTTGTCGTTAAGAAGTGATTGCACCGCAGAACTCATAGTCTGAATAGCTGCGTTGTGATCACCCTGCTGTACAGACTGCTGAGCCTCTAACAAAGTATCAATAGTCTTTTGACGCTTGCGATACTCTATTAACTGATCAATCAGATACTCAACACTATCATCTACGGCATGCAGAGTGTAGGTAGGAAAGTTCTCTTTAACAGTAACGGCAGTAGGAACTTCTCCATACTTTTCGTTATGCTTTGCTATGAACTTCCAAACCTGTCGGTTCATATCATTAAAGAACCAGTCTTCCTGTACACCAGACTCAACAAGAGATCTTATATCCCTGTTACGAATGGCTTTGGAAAGCAAGCGCTCTTCATTATTTGCTGCCATGCATCGCCCCCTCATCTAAAAACCAGTGCCCGTAGCGCATACCACGAGAACCAATATCAATTACATATTTTACTTCTGGCCTGTACGGAAGTTCTGCTACAAGATCTGCTACTACCGGATAAGCTTTTGAATAGTTAAACGGATTAGTTCCTAGATTATCTAGATCTTCTAAGACGTTGTCCATTTGATCTTGCGAATGTTCAAAGCCAACTAGTTCTAAGGTGTAGTCATTCTTTTCTCTAAACCTCCAGAAACTAGAAAGAGCTTGTCGGTCATAGGTAACCTCTTCGTAAGGCACCTGTATACCAAGCACCCTATTAAACTTCAGTTCTCTAGACAGAATACAATCTAAAGCAACGACGACTCTCATAGGAATCTCGTTAGATATATCGCCCCCGCGCATATTTACAGAGCTACGATCTTGCCGTAGTTTACCAGCAATTCTCTGAACGCTGCAGGATCCTCTGCTGCCAGCTCGCTTTTGTAACGATCAATTTTATTGGAAATCTCAACGGGATAGGTGCCGTTATTCTTTTCCATCTTATCTTTTACAAAACGAGTGTGCTTGCACTGACTACGTGTGCTGTAGCCTGAACAGTTGCACTTAAGCTTGTGCGTGCTTTGGTGCACGTAAACTTCGTGAACACCTGTATCAGACAAAAAGATCTGTGTGATCATCCAATATATATCAGCCATACTCATATTCTCCGATCTCCATTATCTGATTCTACCTCAACCCACATGAATGCTTCATGCGCAAAGCTTGCCATTGCTTCGCTATATGTAGCTCTCCACTTAGATGTTTTGACATTTGTAGTTACAATTGTTGGAAGTCCCGCATTAAATCTTGCACGAAGTAAAGCATCAAAAACATTTTCTGCCCATCCGGCTTGAGTTCTGTACTCTTTACCTAAATCATCTAAGATGAACAAAGGTATAGAGTGCCTATCATCGCCGTAGATCCTTCTAAGATCATCCTCTACAGACGGGTCTGAGAAGGCTGTTTTTTCTAGGCGCAAGAACTTTGGGTAATCCATAAACAAAGCGGGCTGCTCTGTCTCAAATGGCATTGTACGAATAAGCTCTTGGACCGCCACAGAGGCTATGGTTGTCTTGCCGTGACCTGGTAACCCTACCAGTAGGAGTCCAAGCCCGCTAAAGGGGCTTCCAGGGCTTTTAATGACCACTCCAGAGCGGACATGCTCTAGCCAGATTTTGACCTTATCCACAACAGGGCCGTTGTCGAGGTCTGAGAGCTCCATACCAATAGACTTCATAGGAAGGTTGGCTCGTAGGATCCGGTGACGGATACTCGGTGCGATCTTGTTCAGGTCGTACATTACTTGCCTCCTAGTAGTTTGAGCATCTTTTCTTGCTGAGCCTTGAACTCTTCATCCACGTAGGATGTAGGTAACTCTTCGCGGGTAACCAATCCGTGTGCGGTTGGATAGTACGCTATGAACCTGCGCCAGATCTGAACGCCAATACCTGGGTCGTTAAGATTGCGTGGGTCCTCAAAGAACATTCTAATAGCTAGAAGCATCTGTTGTCTAGTCACACCTTCTTTAACCATCTTGTTAATCCAAATAGCAAGATTCTGAGTGTTAAGCTGCATAGGAACATCACGAGCCTGACTGAGGTTTAATAAAGATCCAAACTCTGCGACAAGATCCTTGGTGCTCCAGTCAGCCTCTGGCTTTTGTGAGCGGTTACGCATTGGGTCAGACTCTAAGTCCTTTGCCCCATACTTAGCCTGACGCATAGCTTTCTTGTATTCTACTTTGCCGACAGCACCGCTAGCGTCATCGTCTGCCTCAATTCGAAAGCGCTTCTTTGAAGCAGGTTGTTCTCCATCTAAATCCCATCCCATCTCATTACCTCCTTCACTCTTCGAGGACGCAGTCCTCGATATAGTAGAACTACGTAGTAGTTCTACTATAGGCTTGTCACTAGTACTAGTATTAGTAGTTGTATCACTGTTAATATACAAGAGCCCTGAAAAGCCGGTATTCAGACTTAAGAGCTTTTTTGCTGCTTCTGTGAACTTCATTGCGCTAAACCACTTGGTACCATTCCACTCTCTGGTGGTCATAATATACTGTCCGCGCTTTAATTCGTTGATCGCACCTTGGATTGAATCCCTGCCTTCGGGCATGACGGCAGAGAGCTCGTCAGCCGATACGACTCGACCAAGCTCTGCATAGTAGGCGAATAAACCTCTTGCCCGCATGGACAAGTAGGGGTTTGAATATGGTGATTGCATAATGTCTCCTCTATAGATATTCTATCGCGGAGGTATGCGCTTTGGCAAATTGCCTTTCGGTAGTCCTGTAAAAATCTGCTCAACCATCAAGGAGAGAGTAAGACCTGCAAAGGTGGAACCAAGTACAAAGGGTACCAGTTCCTTTAGTGAGACTCCTAGTAGTAGACAAAAGATTGTGTTAAAGAAAAGCCCTAGCAATCCCCGCCACTTGTTTAGTGAGAATAGAAATGCTTCTACGGCAGACAGGATACACGCTGTTGCCAATGCGGAAATTAATAAGGTGACCATATAAAACAGTCTACTCTCTAAAGACTACTCTGTCAATATGAAAGTTCTGACCTGATACATAACCACCTGTCGGTGTAGCAGTAACACTTAGGATAGCGTAAGCAGCTCCCGCGATGTTAGCGATAGAGTATGTGTCTGCCAGGTATGCCCAACGTGTGGTGGTGGTAAAGGTCTTAGTGTTTGTCTTACTGTACACAGACACGTCTTGGGCGTTAAAGAACTCCACCTTTAGTGCAAAGGTTCCAGCAGCGTTTGCAGCGTTTGGTCGCAAGGCAACAGATGCATAGTAGCTTGCACTATCAGAGATGTAAACCTTTGATGTCTTTATTCCAAAAGGAACGCTTCCTGCAGATCCTGCAGTGGTTACTTTTGCGTAAGCTTGTCCGTGAGTAACGTCTTCATTAAACTCTGCGCCTCTAACAAGTACTCTACTAAGAGTAGAGTTCACAGATACCCAAGATCCAAGACTTGTCTCAAAAGAATTATTAGGAATCAAAGATTCTTTTAGATCAGGATATCCGTAGTTTTCGTGACCTGTTTTAACGGATACTGTAGTGCCGTTCGCAACAAAGTTTGTAAGTGTATTCTGTAGACGAGACAACTTTACCTCGTAGTTGTATAAGAAGTTAGACTTACCGGAGTAGGTGCTTTCTCCCTGAATAGCGTACATATTTTTAGCGCTGTTTATTGGGTTAGCTAATGCGGTGGTATTTGTACCATCAGCAGCGTCTACATATCTATGTGGTATGCGACCATATTCTGCTTGAGTAGAATCAATGTGAAAGTATGTAGCAACAGATGGGGTAGCAGCAACAACAGAGATTGTCCAAGATAAGCTTGTAGCTCCTGCGGTAAGAGAATAGACACCAGAAATTCTATGCCACACTGTAGTGTCGCTTGATGGAACTGTGTAGGATGTTCCATTAATAGTGTAGGTTGCTGCAGGACCTCTTACATAAGCGGATACAATAAAGTCTTCCCCACCCTCAGCAGCATACGGAAGGTACGCTACTCCTGTAATAGCAGTGCTGGTTGTATAAACTACTTTACCAAAGTGTGTTCCAAACAATGGTCCAAGCGAAGCGTCTGTTGTTACTCTTGTTAGGGTTCCTGTAGAAGACCAGTCAGTAGTGTTTACATCAAACCCGGGGTTAGACATATAATTAACTATGTTCTTTGTTTCCCAACGAGTATAGTCAGTAGAGTAGTATTGCTGTGTACTAGGGTCTGTAGGAGCGATGCCGCCAATGCCTGAAAAGAATCTGCTGGCTGTATCTACGTTCTCAATCATTGCACCATCTACATAGTAGACTCTGGTATTGATTGCTTGAGGAAAATAAATAGTTACTTTAGCTAAAGGATAGCCAGAGTCTTTAGTGTATGACGGTGTAGTAGCGGTTACAGATATTTGTTTCTTTTCTGTAACAGATAGTGTCATGGCACTAGACTCAACTGTGTAGTGAGAGGTTGGGTAATACTGCCCTTCCGCGTCTGATAAAATACTAGTTTGTTCTTCTTCAGACACGTATTGAGAAAACTCAATCTTTGCTACAGCTGTATCCGTAGAGGTGCCAAGAATATATGCGCTAAAGGTTAAAGATTTGCCTGGATCAATAGCAACCCAGTCAGAAACAATCGCAGCATTAGCAGCTGAAGCTGTGAATTTAAGACACTGTGTTCCGTGCACACCGTAGGTTGTAACACCAGAAGTTATATTTTTATCAATAGCTAAAGATCCGCTGGACGCAGACCATCCAAACAAACCTGATTCAAAGTTACCGTTTGATAGGTAATTTTCTTTATCACCCACAGCTTCTACTTTAACAAGCTTTGCGTCTTGATACTCAAGGCTGTCATACGCTTCTGCAAATTGAAATAAATCAAAAGCAAAGCGGCTAGAAGAGGCGGATGAGGGCGTTGCAGTAATAGTTACTTTAGCAAACTTAGCGCCGATAGGAGATAGGCGACCGTTTCTTCCAGAGTCAGAAGAAGTTGTAAACTCTTTCCAACTTGTAGTTGTAGTCAATGCTGTAGCTGCCGCAGTGCTTCCTAAAGACATACCAAACATGTTGTACCACGTAATAATAGCAGTAACGTTTGCAGCATTATCTCTGTGCAATACTTGACCACTAAATAAATAACGAGTGTTTTCTTTAACAGATATGCCATATATAGTTATGTCGTTTCCGTTGCCTGGCAAACTTAAGGTAACCGCTGTAGTAGCGGCGGTAGTTAGTTGAGCAAACCCAAGCAGTCTAGGTTTAAAAATAGGATCAAACAATACCTGTGCCTTAGAAGGAACAAGTACTCCTGTTTCTACTGCATATGTTTTTTGTGTCAAAGTTCCGCTAGAAGCTGTCCAACGACCTAAAGACTCTTCAAATGAAGAATCGTTATAGTCTAACATAAGGTTGTGACCTTCTGTAATATCAGCAGACCAGTGAGTTAATGCCGTAGTGTATGCTGATATACCTGTTTTAGTTCCTTTGTTTGCATTAATAATACTTCCTGTTCCATACAAAGAACGATGATAGCTGTCTCCCAAAGCAGGTTCGTATGTAAGGCCCAGGTCAGTAACACCATAACGTAGTAAAGTAGATGGTGTGTAGATTGGATTTGCAGTTAAATTTAAAAGGTTTGCTTGAGCACGCAGCTGATCGTATACAAAAGCATACATGCTTAATACTTTATACAAAGTATTGTTTTCATTTTCACCAATACCGTCACCAATAAAAGTGCTGGTAGGATTAAGCCAGGCTTTTGGAACCCATCTAGTAAGCGTGTCTATTGAATTAGATACAGCAACAGCAATCTCATAGTCTTCCCCACAGTTTATCCAATTAAGTCCATTGAATACCCACAAAGAATAGTGAACTTCTTGTGAGGTTGCTGAGTTTAATGTGTCTGTGTGGTTGTTTTTAAAACCTCCGCTAAGATATGAACCGCCGGCTACAAACGTTGCGTCATCTGGATTGTCTAAACTTCCAACATGACTTCTCACTAGTTTCCAGTGAGTAATAGCTGGGTCAGCTGGATCAGGAATAATACTTCCCCAAGTAATCTGAATAATGTTGTAGTCTAAAGATGTAGCTATAAGATTTGCTTCATAGTAAACACCTACAGTAGATAACTCACCGTACTTAAATCCGGACGCATAGCGTCTAGTACCGTACTTTGCCATTTACTTCTCCCTTAAGCAATTCCACCAGTTACAGTACTCACCAAGTTGGATGAAGTAAGGTATAGAATTTCATTTGTACTTACTGTAAAGTCAGCTGCAGTTGATCCACCATCTTTATTGTACTTAGTAACTGAGGTAGATATAACTCCCGGAATAGATTGAAGAGCTGTGGTTACTGCAGAAAGAGGCACTGAACCACCAAAGGTATTCTTACTGTATTGGAATAGTCCATTAGCTCCAAGCAATGCTTTATATGCAGCAAGTTTAATATCTGACTGCTTGTATGTGTCTTGAATAGCAAGTGTTGCTTCCACATATACTGGTACATATGTTGGTGGAAGAATAGTTAGCGTAACCCCCGCTGGAATTTTATCAGCCATGTATAAGGATACTGCAGATTGAACATCGTACCAGTTAGTTGTAGGAGTAAGTTTAATAGCTAGACCAGTGCGACCATTTGCTGTGGCTGTATTCCAAGTACCGGTTGCAGCGTTTGTTACTGTAAATGATGTAGTAGTAGGTACGGAGGCAATAACAGCTCCGGAAAGATTATATTGTGTTAAGTAGAGTCCAGAGATATTTACGGTATTTCCTACAGAAAACCCATGAGCAGACGCTGTATTGTATGTAACTGTAGTGCCTGTTCCTGAAGCTGTAGATATAGTTGCTTGCGGATACCCGGGCGCAGCAGAGTTATCTTCTTGAGTTTGAACATAGATGTTTACCGCAGAGTATACAGAAGAGGCTGCTTTTGTTTTTCCTACTTGACTGACCAAAGAAGCTAATTCTGAATAGTCTTGCAAAGTAACTGCACGACGTCTGGTTGATACAGCAGCTTTAATCTTTTCTCGAATCTGAGTAAAATCATCTGCATCCGCTCCACCATAAGAAGGTGCTATGTTTGAAGCTGTAAGGTATGTCAAGGCTTGAGGGTCAGTGTTGCCTGGAATAAATGTTATTTCTGTAATAGAGTTTGATTTAATATTACCGGCAACACCTACGCTTGTTTTATATGTAGCACTAATTAGCTGACTGGCGGTTGGGATAGCTCCATTAATGCCGTCACCAAAAATAACGGTTACTGTTCCGTTTTGATTTCGTTCAGTAGTAAAAACAGAGTCTGTAGGGCCGTACTCTAAAAGAGTATCTACGTATGTCCACAAGCTAAATGCAAGTCCTTGACCTACATACACAGTGATTGAACTATCGATAACATTTGCATCTACAATTAAAAAACCTTGGTTTTCAGTTCCACTAGAGGTTCCTAGGTTTGAAGGCAACGCTTTGTTGTAGGTGCTATCAATAAGATCGGGACGATCTGTATTTACTGTCTTACCTTCTACAGCCTTTAAAGTAATGACTGCGCCAGGAGCTAACGCAGTAGCTGACTCTACAGTTTCAAAGTAAACAGTTGAGTATGGTCCGTAAGATAGAGGAGCAAGTACCTGAGTTTTTACTGGGATGTCAATAGAATTTAGACCAACATTTGTAAAAGTAACGTAGATTTCTGCAGGCGTTGGTCCAGATGGTTTGTAATTATACAGCTTAGCTAAAGACAATAATGTACTGCGTTGAATAGCGGTATCGATAGAAGTCTCATTTGCAATACGGTCTAGGTAGTGAGACATAATGTCTCCCATATATGCAAAGGCTTCTACTAAAACATAGCCAAGATCTGAATAGTCTGTAGGGTCCCAGTCACTATTTGTCTTGGTTCTAATTAACGTGATAAGGTCTTCTTTGATAGATTCAAAGTCTCTAGATGTATAATCAATTTGCATTTTAGTAGGTAACCGTTCCGTCCATATTAAATGTTGCTGTATTAATACTCATTGTAGTTGTTGTGCTATCAGGCAGTGCCAACCCTAAAGTCACATATTCAATACCATCAAGTTCGTCAAACTTAATGTCACAAGATGTAACTTCTACTTCAGGAATCCATTTGCTAACTGCTCCTTTAATAGCAGCAGGTATGGCATTTCTAGCTTCATAGTCGTTTTCAAACAAAGCCTGAGACCAGTCTACACCGTAGTCTGGCATCATAGGGCGTTGCCCTGTATATGTACTTACTAGAGTTAAAACTCTGTCTAGGTATAGTTTGGTGCTGTTAGACGTTGATTTAACCAATCCATCAGGACTAATAGTGTATGGGTATGAAATGCTTGATGTCATGCCTGTACTCCAATCCATACGGGAAACTCAGGGTCTCCGGCTACAAACATAACCCAAACCTTTTGCCCTACCACAGGAAGGTTTCTGTGAAACGTGTGCTCAGGAACCTTTATTGATGTGTCTGAGCTGGTAAGGCCTGGTGCACTAAGACCACTATCAGCAGTGTACAGACTTTTTTCATTGACGTCAGTCTTTGATGTAGGTGCGTTCTTGACAACATAGCTTTTTCCAACAGCCGATATCATTTCTTTGGCTGGCTTTGGAGTAGTTGATCTTGTATATGCGTGATTTAATTGACCTGCGCCAGGCTTAGCTACAATAGTTAAGGGTGGGATATCAGTGCTTCCGTATGCATCTGGTGTAGATGTCGCTTGAGTGGTTAACAGGGCAGCAATTTCTGCGGCTGTGTGAGGTAGGTGATCTGGGTGATTACTGTTTGAAGTGATAGGTAAGCAGCCCTCGGCCCAGTTTGACACCTCTCCGCCAGTAGGCATACTTATCTGAAGCAGTACTCGGTTTCTTCCTAGAGGGTCTACTCCAGGAGCAACAATAGCAGAGTAGAGTCCAAAGAAACGAAGACGTCCCTGGGGATCCTCACCATAGTTTGAATATAAGTCGTTCATTTAATGACCCTTCCAGCATCAGTAGCTGTCCATTTTATCACATTTGTTATCTGTGATATGTCAGGAGGTGAGTCGGCAAATGGGCTTACGCCACTAATAGCGGGTATTCCAACCGTAGAGTTTGCCGCAACACCGGTTAACTTTGCCTCTCCGTACGAAGTGTTTAGTAATGAAGAGTTTGGAGAGAGGGAGTATTCAGTAAGAACTGTATCAGACCCGTTTAATGATTGCCCAGAGAGTTCTGATTGCACATCTCTATATGAAGAAGTGTCTGCCGCATTAGGGTTTACATCTCCTAAAGTATCTGTTCCTACTACAAGCTCTTGCATATAATCAGCAGGTCTTCCACCAAAAATATGCTTGACAGATAAGACTGTCCAGTATCCAGACATCCCGTTTGGAAGTCCATCAAGATAGATAGGGTCATATGGACGCAAAGGTGCGTGGCCAACAATACTCACCGTAGCCCTATGCTGAAATTTATTAGCGTTACCGTAGTCCGTAGCAATGTGCTGAGCATCAGCAAAAGAAGAAGCTACTTCGTATACGTGATGCGTTTGAAACGAGGCTGCGGAATCTACTGTAGCGCTGTCATTTGAAAAGTTTTTCACTGTAGGAAGTACTCCTGACTAGGTACTACAACTCCAGCGTTTCCTGTTACGTTAGATTTATGCTTGTGTGTAGTGCTGAGTACTGATCCGGTTTGTGCGTGCATTCCTGTAATAACTCTGTCTACACGAACACCGGTATCTGGAGAACTATCAGAAACTATAGGTTTAAACGCAAAGCAGGTACCGAGCATTCTAATTTCTTTAGTAGTAGAGCCAGTGTTATCATCGTTTCCAACGTAGTAAAAGTATGGCGCAGAAGCTTTTTTATCCTTGTATATCTTATCTACTGATACAAAAAGAATAGATGAATTTTCACAACGTAATATAAACCCTGTTGATTTAGCAAGACGACGTAGTAGCTGCCAGTCACTTTGTCCAGCTTGTACAATACTTGCTTTTACTCTTGGGTGTCTTTGTGTTACTGCTTGCATGCTATGTTTAGTTGCTATACGAGAAACTACTTGATCTGCAGTTACGTTTTTGTATATTTTTTGAGAGGTCTCTTTTAAGTAAAAAGATGGGCCAATACATACGATGTCTGTGTTACCACCAACAACTGTATTAGTTTGACGCACCTGTGTTACATACCCATTCCAAGTAGACTCTAACTTTTGAGATCTAAAGCTGAAGACAACCGGATCCTTAGAAAGTATTGCGTTTTGTTTAGTATCTGGGTTTCCTTTAAAATGAAGTATTAGCATATCGTGCTCGCTGCCTACTTGATAAAGTTCTGCACCTATAAGCAGTACGTCTAAATCTTTAGCTTTAGGAAAGGTAACAGAAAAATCAACAAAAGACTTAGAGGATTGCCATACAAACGGCAACCATTGTGGGGTTTGCGAATTAGTTGCCATATGGAATCCTTATACGGGTACCCGGTGCAATATCAAAAGGATCTAATATTTCTGGATTAATCTCTAAAATTTCCCACCAGTATTTAGGACCAATTTTATATGCCTCAGCAAGTGCGGCAAAGTTATCTCCGTCTTCCCAAACATGTAGAATATAATTAATACCTACTTTGTCAGAAAACTTTCTGTATACAGATATCACATAGTCACCTGTGTACTTATGCTGTGTCTGAGACAAAGGACCGTCGTAGTAACGAGAGACTCTTTCTATAGCCATTAATCCTTACCTGTACTCTCTCCTGTAGTTTTGGTCTTAGGCGTGTTGCCTTCAAGCGCTGGGTAACGAGAGAACGATATTCCCACACGAGACAACATTGGAACCATGTTTTGATCAAAAATTCTATGTGTAACACTAATGCTATTGACTGAACCATAGTACCGCAGGTTCTCATGAAGAAATAACCAGACCGGTACTTTTGTGGTATAGCCAATATCTGAAGTCAAAGCTTTAGCTCCGTACCCGGGTTCAAACAATAA